CCGCCGTCGCCGGTCTTAGAAACGATTCCCAGCTCGCCCGCCGTAGTAGCGGAGACCGGGAGACAGTAGATCCGGGACGCGCCGAACTGCACGGAGTCCATGACAGCGTCAGCCAGAGGAGACAGGCCGAGGCGATCCTTGATTTTGGTCGCGTCCATGTCTCCGGTGATGATGATCGGGGTGTCCGACACAATGGGGGAGACGCCGATCTTGAGGCTCTTACCGTCTCCCGTCGCGGTGGCGAAGCCGAGAAGGCCGTCCGTTACGGTATGCTTAACATCTCGAAGCATTACTTCTTGACCTCCTTCTTCCCGGAGCCGCCCCTCATAGGAGCGTTCTCAAATTTCTTGACCGCCTCGAGGAACTCCTCCTCGGTGACGGCTTTGCCGGGCTTCCAGCCCTGGGCGCTGCATACGCCCGCAAACACGGCCCGCCCGACTTTGTGCTTGCTGCGAAGCTCCCCGACGTCATAGAGCGCCGGGGCCTTCTTGTTCTGTTCCCCCGTTGCGGTGGGGGTCGATGCCGCTTTAGTTGCCATCTGCAATCTCCTTTCCGTCGTTCTTTGCTATGGACTCGACCTCGACGTCCGTGACCTTTGCGAAGTCCGTGTCCCTATAGAGTCCGCCGTCAAACCGTATCCGAATTTGAACGGCGACTTGTGCTTTGAGAATAGAGTCGTCCTTGTCGACCCAATCGGCCCCCTCGACCTCGATCGGAACATAATCGCCGTTGACGTATATGCCCCGATCGAGGCTCGAGAGGAACGCCCCGAACATACTCTCGACGGCCTCGTCGGTGTAGTCTCCGATTATCACAGTGAAGGTGAGAGCCCGGTCGAAGACCTTTCTCCTCTTTTTCTGCGCTCCCTCTTGGTCTCTATATCGTGTTTTGGAGCCGTTTCGGAGAAGGGTCTCCGACTCGAACAGCACCGCGCCGATGTGACTCTCTTGACTCTTTTCGAGACCCTTTTGAGTTGTGTACGGTTTAGACTTTAGGCCCGCCGCCTTGAGCTTTTCGAGGAGGTATTCCTTGCTTTGTTTGTAGAGCATTTAGTCGTCCCTCCCGATGAACTCCTCGGTCGTCGCCTTGATCTCCTGCATGTCCTCGTCCGATAGGCCGAGAAACGGGCGGGCGGGGATGTTGACTTTGACCTGCTTCTTGCTGACCCACTGGCCGCCCACCTGGAAGCGGAGGTTCTTCGCCTTCCGGGCCCGGATGGTGCGCCCCTGGTCTCCAAATTGGTGTGTCGCTGCGTGCTTTGCGTTCGTGCCGACCGCGAACCCCGAGGCGTCCGCCGTCACTTGGATCGAGTTGCGGAGCTGCGAGGAGTCGATGAGGGTCTTCCCCCCGGTGGTCGCCGCCCGGATGGAGGTCTTCCACCTCCTGCCGTCCGGCGCTCGTCCCTCCTTGAAACGCTCAAGGGTGGACTCTCGGACGCCTTCGCCGAGGGCCATGTTGAGGCTCCTTCGGTCTATTTCCGAGTATCGCCGCATTTTTCGGAGGAGTGCGGCGGTCTCTCCTTCAAGGCGGATACTATACACGAACTACATCCCCCTCATCTTCGCCCGCGTGAATAGACGGGGGTTTGACTTTGCCGAAAATCCGGTAGCTGCCGCGCTCGCCGGATCTTCGGTCTCGGTGCCGATCGAGACCTTCCCCTCTGCGACGAGGGTGAGGAACTTGATCGCCGCGTTGTATCGGTTGAGATAGGTCTTTTGGTCGGTGCTCTCGTCGATGCCGATACGGGAAAACAGGTTATAGACCGCGATGTCCTTCGAGAACTTGTTCAGAACCCGAGGGGCCGGGGAGATCGGGACGGTGTACCTCTTAGCGAGATAGCCGTCGATCTCCGCGTCGGCGTCGGCGATCGCCGCTTCGATGAGCGGCTCAACGAGCTCCTCACGCTCGGCGGGGTCTTCGATGAAGGTGTCGCCGATGATCGCGTTGAGGGCGTCGTCCTTGAGCATCTCCCGGACTTCTTCCTTTGTGCTATAGCTCACGGCGCTCCCTCCTTGCTCTCGCTGCCTCGGTTTTACTCGGCGGTGCCGTCGCCGCCGTATGCCATCTGCCAGAATCCGAAACCGGCGTTGCCGCGATAGTCCGCGCCATAGAGGAAGGTCTTCCGCATGAAGACGTTGTCGTCGGTCTCGGCGGTCTTGGAGACGAACTTCGGCTTCTTGCGCTGCTGCCAAATAAGGGGACGGATAGGACGGGAAGCGCACAGCAGATACCATGCGGAGTCATGCCCGGCGAGCTGGGGGACGACGAGAGGCTTCGCGGTGCCCTGCATGGTGTTCTTGGTGCCGTTGATGTAGTCGGCGACCAGGATGTCGCGGGCGGCGGCTTCCAGGGCAGGGGGAACGACGAGCAGGTTCGGGACGAGGTTCAGCGCCCGGCCCTTGGAGTTGGTCAAGCTCATCATGGAAGCGCGGGCCGCGATGTAGGACTCCATGGAGAGCTTGGCGGTGGTCTTGTTGGAGACAGTCTTCTTGCCGACCTTGTGGGCGTCGGAGAAAAAGGGCTGTCCGTCGTAACACTTTTCCGAGAAGCCGCCCGCCAGCAGGGCGAAGATGAGCTCGTCGGGGTGAGCTGCTGCGGACTGGCCGAGCATCTGGACAGAAGGGTTATAAAGGCCGATCTTGTCGTCCTCGATCGCGTTGCGGTCGACGCCGACGGTGAGCTCGAAGTCCTTGTTCTTGATGGTGTAGTCGCTCGCGGTGAGGTTCTGGATCTCGCGGTCGCCGATCCACTCCCTCATGCCCGGAATGTCGCCGAGCCATGCGTAGGTTTCCGAGTCCGTAGTGGACGGAGTAACGGTCGCGACCTCGGTGTAGAGCGGGGCCACTTCCTCAAACGCCTTGTTAAACAAGGTGTTGAAGCCGACGTAAATCCCTCTAAGGGACTGCTGATTGACAATCATGTTCTGTTTCCTCCTTGTCAGTATGAATTAAGCGCCAGCCGTCGCCGGGGTGTAGCCGAAGCCCATCTCGACGGCGACGCCTTCGTCGTCGACGCGAATGACGAGACCGGCGACCGAGGCGCTCGTCGCGGTCTTCGTGACGGTCTGGTCGTCCTCGATGTAGCACGGGCCCAGGACTTCGGCGGCGGTGATCTTGCCGCTGGTGGAGTTCTCAAAGATGAAGACGCCGCGAGCGACGCGGATGACGGCCTCGCCGTCGCCTCCCTTGTTCTCCACGGTCTCCTCGGCCCGGCCCGCCGCCTTGAGGCCGGTCGCCTTCTTGCCGGGGATCGCGTAGCCGGTGGCGTCAATCGCCACGATGGAACCCTGATAGATGGTGGTCGCGCCCTTGACGGGGAGGGCGATGTACTTCCCGCCGAGCTCGGACGTGTCTCTCACGTTGGTCAATGCTGCCATGGTCTTATTCCTCCTTCATGCCGTATTTCTGGACATCTTCGGCGCTGACGCCGAGCTGCTTACAGACGAGCATCGTCGCCTCGTCGGGCTTGTTGCCCTTGAGGGCCAGCGCGTCGCCCCCGGCGATCTCGGACATGGGGACGGCCTGGGGGGCTTTCTCAAGGAACTCCTTGAAGCCGTCGGGGCTCTTGAGGGCGTACCCCTTGGCCCACCCTCTCTGTGCCGGGGTGATCTTCCCGCTCTTGAGGGCCAGCTCCACGGCCTCCTCGGCGTCGCGGTCGGCGAGCTTCTCCTCGAGGGCCTTGACGCGCCCATCGACGCCGCCCTTGAGGGCCATGATGGAAGCGGCGACGTCAGCGGTCGAGGCTCCGGCCTTGAGGCCCAGGAGCTCACAGACGGACTTGTTCGCGACGATGCCGTCGTCCTGGTCTTCGGGCTTGCCGTCCTCGCCGGGCTTCTTGCCGGGGGCCTTGCCGCCCTCCGCCGCCTCCTTGAGCGCCTTGTTCTCCTCGACACAAGCCGAGAGCGCCGTGAGGATCTGCTCCTCGTCCGCGTCTTCGCCCAGGCCGAGCGCTGCCGCGATCTTCTTGATGAGTTCGTTCATGTTGGTTTCTCCTCCTTGAAATGTGGATGAATTGACAATCGGGGTCATGCCCGCGATCGCTGGGGTGTTGGTGAGGGCGAGGGAGTGGAGGCCCGTCGCCTTGTTGTCCGACTTGCGGACGGTGATGACCGGGGAGAGGTAGCGGTATTCCTTGTTCTCAAGGTACTGCTTCGCGGGAATTGTCCACTCGACCCGGGCCTTGATGTGCCCGTCTTCGGCAAACAATTCCTTGACCCACCCGGCGGCGGGGGCTCGTTCTCCCGTGAGTGTCTGGTGCTCATAGTCGACAACGAGGTCGACGCCTCGCTGCGCGATCTGTTCCTTCATCGCCGCGAGGCTCTCCTCGTCGACGTCGAACTCTCCCTTCTGACTCACGACATGACCGAAGGGCAGGACGGAGATAACCTCCGGCGCTCCTCCGACATCCACTTCGCCCCCTTTGAGGGTGAGAAAGTCGTTCATTTTCTGGTGTCTCCTTTGGTGTGGTGCTCACAATCGTCTATAACGCCGTTATCTCGCGTTATAACGGTGCCTTCCTGGTAGGCCCCGGGAATTTCACCCCCGTCCCGTTCGCCCCTTCCTGGGGCCTCTACGGGGCTATAAAGAGGGGTTCTCTTTTTCTCGCTTTTGGTACGCCTTCACGAGTGCCTCGGGGTAGTCCTTGAGATCCGGCGTGAAGCGTACCTTCGCGGGGTTGGTGGAGAAGTGCGGGTCGGGCATGACCCCGCCCGGCGCTGATTGCTCCACTTTGAGCCCCCGGGCTTCGACCTGCCGCTTTGATAGGGTCTTGACGGTGCAGCGGCACCGGAACCCGTTCGGAGGGAACCAGGAGTCCCACACGGCGCTGTCCGCCGGGAATACCCTGCCGTCCATCGCGAGGTGGCTCGGTCGTGTGTGGGCGTCGTTGACGGCGTCGTACTGCCAATAGGGGCGGAGCTTCATGACGCCCGGGTCTGTCATTTGCTCATAGTGGCCCACGTTGTAGGCCGTTTGGATGTTGGTGCGGAAGATGAGGTCGGCTTGCAGCGGGTCGAGTCCCTCATACCCTTCGGAGGTGAGGAACTCGTTCATCCGGGAGCGGAACTCCGAGAGGGTGTTCCCGTCTTCCAGGGCTGCGAGGATCTCATCATAGAACCGCTTGAGGATCTGGGCCTTCGTGTAGCCGCCGACGGTGAAGGCAAGCCCCCGGTATTTCTCCGCGATACGGTAGAACACGGAGGCGGACACGGGGACGCGCTCCTTGAAATACTTGACGGCCTCCTCGAAGGTCATGTCCTTCCGGTTGAATACGGCCTCAATCTCGTCCATCTTCGAGCGACCTCCCCTCGAGGTCTGCGTAGAGCATGACCTTTTGAAGCAGCTCCTCCACGTCGGAGATGTCCATCTCGCCGAACAGGGAGGCGACGGCCTTCTCGTCTTCCATCATGTCGCGGAGCTCCTCAAGGCTCTCGGCTTTCTCAATAATCTTGAGAACAGGGCCGAACGCCTTCTTGAACGCTCCGGCGCTTTTTTTGGTGGCTGCTGCCGCAAGTTGGTCGATGCGTTCCTGCGTCCCGTGGCCCGCTGCGCCCCCGGCCTTGAGCGCGATCGGTGTCTCCGGCGCGGTTGCTTTGAAGGAGAAGGGGCCGATCCCTGCGCCCTGTGCCTGGGTTGCCGGTGTGGCGATCTCCTCGTCTCCCTCCGGTTTCGGGATGGAGAACTTCTTGTAGATGTAGGAGGTCGGAACCTTGAGACCGGCCTCCCGGATGAGCGTCCCGATCACGGTCGCCGTCTGGGTGAGGTCTTCCGACTCCTCGGCGTCGAACCGTAGATAGGGGATGCGCTTGTCCTCCCCGAAGTTATAGAGCACCAGGGGGCGGATGAGGTCGCGCCGGAGTGTGGCCGCGAGTGCCTTGCAGTCTGCGACGGTGAGGTCATGTCGGACGTCGTTGTGCGTCTTGCTTTGTGCGTAGCTGCCGCCCCCGGAGTCCGAGGTCAAAGTCTGACCGAGGATCGCCTTCGAGACCTGCTCGTCACAATAACGGGCGAGCCGTTCATAGAGGTCGGTCGAGCTGGTCTTTTCGGTGTTGACGAACTCGATCGTCGTGCCGTCCGGGAATATGCCCGCCGCGTCGGCTCCGATAGCGACGAGCGCTTGCATGAGCGCCCGCTTGTCCTCCTCGCTTGCGCCCGGCTGATACTTGCCCAGCCGGAGCGGCATCCCGAACACTTCACAGAACGCGACCCAGTCCTTGAGGGTGTAGTTCTTGAATAGGTACATCCAGGAGACCACACGAAGAACGCCAGCTCGCGAAGGGTGGCCGCTGCGGGCTTTGTACTTGTGTACTATGAACTTGTTCTTAGGAAGAAGGATTCCTTCCGGCGCGTCCTGCGTCCGAACCTTGAAGGAGTCGTCGACGGTGTCCCAGAAGAACCGCTTTTGATGCCGCGAGCGAATGTCCCCGACAACGACGTGCCCTTCGTCATAGCTCCACATAATTTCAGAGACCGCGAAGCCCTTGCCGATTGCGTCCAGGAGGTCGAGCATGACATCCTCAAACCCCTCGATCCCGCCGATCTGCGCTTCTACGAACTCGGCGATCTCCTTGTCTCTCGGGTCGTCCGCGTCGAACGGGATGACCTCGTAGTCGAGGCCCGTGACTGCGTTCTTTCTCGTTTGGAGCTGGGAAAAGAGGTGCGGGTCTTTCTCCTCCATCTCCTCAAAAAGCTCGGCTTGCCGGAGCACATCTCCCGCGTCGGCCTCCTTGAAGATCTCCGCCAGACGGACGGGGGTGAGCCCGTCCGAGGGGTACTCGCTGTACTTGTCCGTCACCTGGGAGACCGCGACCTCTCGCGTCTCCGGCCTCGGTGTCTGCGTAGACCTCAAGAGCCGCCGCCACGGGAACCACTTATTTTTGCTTTGGTCGGCCAAACCGTCCCACCTCCTTTTAGTAGGCCCCGCGTCGGAACTTGATCGCACGGCCTAAAACTGATTTGTAATCCGGTCGACGCCCGACCTTGACCGAGAGGGCCAGGGCGACGGCCATTTGCAGGGCGTCGGGGGCGTCGTCATTCTTTCCCATAGGGTACTTGAGCATCTGGTCAAGGAGCGCCTTGTGCCGCTTCGAGAACTTGAGGTAGCCGTTCTTGACGAAGGGCTGCAAGGACTGGATGCGGGCGTCCTTGTTCTGGACGCTGTTGATCTCCTCGATAGGAAGGTACTCGCCGATCTCGGCGGACTTCTGCCGCATGATCTCGGCAAAATAATATTGGAACTGAACCGTCTCGACGCCGAACTTGTAGAGGGGCTTCTTGTATTCACGCTTGAGCCGACGAGACGCCTCGATCGCGTCCTCAATAATCTTGTCCGGCTTCCGCTTGGCGATGTCAGCGATGACGACGTACATGTAGCCCGTCGAGGTGTCCTTTGCTATGCCGATGATCGCCGAGGTGTCGCTCTTTCGGTTCTTTCCGAGGGAGGGGTCATTCGCCGCCACAAAGAGGAACTTCGGGTCGGAGAAGTCCGGGGGGAGCTGCCCGTCGTCGTAGAAGTCGAACCACTCCTCGGCGAACGCGCAATTCTCCGGGTCTATGGGTTCGTTCTGGATCTCCGACGAGAAGCTCGCCTCGCCCTCGGATACCCTCATAACCATGAGGGCATAGTAGGGGAGCTTTTCTTCCCAGAGGACGGCGGTGCCTTCCAGCATTTCGGCCTCGTTGGCCTTGAAGAAGTCCTCGGCGTCCTCCTTGTGCTTCGGGTTTTCGAGGTCGGTGAAGATCCGCTCCCAGGCGTCCCACAAGGCCGTGTTCGTTGCGAACGAGATGACGCCCTTGTAGCGGACGGCCTCATACTCGGGGTTCTTGGCGACGTTGGCGAGGAGGGCGTCATAGTGGAGCAGCGTCCCGATGTAGACGATGTCCGTGTAGGTGTCGCCCGCCTTCGAGACCGCCTTGTAGAACCAGTCCCGGAGCTTCTTCCGCTGCTCCGGGGTGTTGACGTTCTCGTCGTTCTCAAGGTCGTCGCAAAGAATGAGGTCGGGTCTCCATTGTTTGTGCCGTCTGCCTCGGATCTTCTTCCCAGCGCCCAGGGCCTCGATCTTCACCCCGTTCGATAGGAGGATGACCGACGCCTTCCAGACGCGCCCCTCAAGCTCTCCGAAGTCTTCACGGAGCGCTGCGTTCTCCTCGAGCTCGGTCTTGATGTCGGAGAGGAAGCCTTCCGCCTGTTCCGAGCTGTCCGAGAGGATGATCTCGTAGTGCTTGTAGGCGTACACCGCCGAGTGTATGGAGCCCTTGAAGGTGAAGTTCGTCGACTTGGCATGTCCACGCGGGGCCTCGACTGCCCTCCGGCATCCGTTGGCCCGGCTGATTTGCTTCGCGTCTGTGCTGGGGTTCATGCCCTTCATAACGCCCTCCCGGAAGATCCGGTCGAGCTCCTCGTGGAAGGGAGGCGAGGGTCTGACGAAGTAGTGCGGGAGGTAGGCCCGGCCAAAATAGCCCAGGTCGAACGCTCCGAGCTTCCGGCGTAGACCCTGGGGGCCCGTGAGATCGGCCCCGTCCTGGTACTCCTTGAGGAGCTGCGCCCGGAGCTCGGGGAAGTTGTCCCCCTTCTGGACGTACTGCTCAAACAGTTCCTTTTGATACTCGCGGCTCGCGACGGCCTCCCGGTCTTCCGGCTCCTCGAGTCTCTCGAGGTAGTCCTTGAGGTCAATCTTCGCCATCGTCGAGCACCTTCTCCCTCGCCCTCGAGAGGACGTCGTGCAGCTCCCCGGCGAGTTCCGGGTGCTGCTTGATTGCTGCCATGAGCTCGGCCTCGAGCTGGTCGAAGGCAAGCTCGGCCTTCTTCTTCATGTCCTGCCGGACGCGCTTCTCATAGGTTGCGTTCCGGGCGAGGCTTGCGATGAGACGCCCCGCCTTGTCGAGAGGCATCTCGGCGAAGTCGTCTTCCGCCGTGCTGACTCGCTGCATGAGGCCGTCCATGAGAACCATCGAAGCGGCCTTCGTGTAGTCGAGGTCGGGGTGGGCCTCGACAGCCTGGGCGATCGCTTGCGTCCGCTGCAAGGTCTCGGCGACGCGCTGCGCCGCCTGTGTGCTGCGGATCGCATAGCGCCCGATCGCCGACTTGCTGATCTCGTAGCCCTCCGCCTTGAGCCACGCGGAGAGGTCTTCGTAGGTGTTGGCCGTGTCCGCGAGCCGGACGTCGAGCTCCGTCTTGATGTCGTCCGGGAGCTTGTCGATCGTCGAGCTGATCCGCGTCCTCCGGCGTTCGCCCTTAGACATCTACGCCGGGGTCTTCCCTCGTGCCTTCCACGAGGTCGACGCCCGCCTTCGTGAGCTGGATGACGGCGTCCCGGCGGTATGCGTTGTAGGCCGTCGCCCTCCTGTCCGTGAACTCGATGTAGCCGCCGTCCTCCAAATAAGAGAGCTGCTTCGAGATGTCCGGGACGGTGATGAGGTTGTCGGCGAGAAGCGCGTTCGTCACCTGCCGCACGAGCAGCGAGTTCTGGTTCCCTTTCGCCAGGGCCCGGACGATGTAGCCCCGGATCGCCTTGTTCTGCCGGATCTCCTGCTCCGTCATGTCGTCAAAGTATGCCATGGTCTTTTATCCCTCCTTTGCTTGCATCCGATATAGGAGCTTGTCGAGTTTGCTGTCAATGTTGTTCGAGACCCGGATGAAGTCCTCCCGAACAACGTAGACGAGGGGGAGGTCGGCCTTGAGGTCGCCGAGCTCCGACCGAACGGCGGCGATGTCGTCGGCGTTCTTCTTGTCCGCCGCCTCGAGCTTCGTGATCGCCGACTTCATCTCGCCGATCGCGTTCTTGACTCCCCAGGAGGCGACGCCGATGATCGCCGTGATGACCGTCTGAAAGACGAACATCGCAATCGTTGCTCCGTCCATGCGTCCCCCTCCTTACCGCTGGGAGACCCCGTCCTCCGCGCCGCCGATGGTGACGCCGTCAAGCAGCTCCCCGGACAGGGTGAGATAGGGGTCTTCGTTCTTGATGTGGAGGACGGCGTCCTCGATGACGGCGGTGAGGTACTTGTCGAAGCTGCCCAGGTTGTCGGTGATGACCTGCTGCGCCTCGGGTGCGATTGCCGCCTTCACCTCGTCAAAGACCTGCTTGCCCAGGGCGAGCAGCTCCTCACGGCTTGCCGTGCCGTTCTTGACCGCGTCGCGGAGCGCCTTCGCGGTGGTCTGCTCCATCGCGCCGACGGAGACCGTCGCAAGGTTGACCACGTCGTCAAGGGCGTCCTCGAGCACCTTCCGGCCCGCCTCGTCCTTGATCTGCGCTGTCTGCTCCTTGAGCTTGGCCGCGCCCAGCCGGATATAGTAGACCCCGTAGGCCCCGGCGAGGGCGATGATCGCGAGGACGACGTTGACGAGAGCGTCGCTCGCTGCGCTGGTGATGAGTTCCATGTTCATGTGTGTTTTGCCTCCTTCTCTAAGCATAAAAAATAAGACTACAAGCACAGCTTGTAGTCTTATTTTAGGGTCGTTTTATGGAATTTGATATACGAAGCGCTTCTAAGAATTACAAGGCCCCTCGTCCTCGTATTCGTCCCCGGGGTCTTCCAGGTAGTCGAAGATCCCGATCTGCCCTTCCGCTTGCCCAGGGCCGCAAATGCGCCGAACCCATCTCTCGGTGACGCCGTACTTCCGGGCGAGTTCCTGGTGATTGTAGCCGGTGAACTCCTTCTTGATGCGGGCGTCGCGGACGGGGCGGGTGAGGCTCTCGGGCTTCGGGATATAGATCGTAGTGCCTCCGACGATCTCGGCCAGCTTGTAGAAGTTATCCGTCCCGATTGCCTCGGCGATCATCCGATAGAGACCTTCGGAAATCATGTCCAGTGTCAAGTCCTTTACGAGCTCATCCATGTCCTGCGCCCTCCTTTCCGGTTACATTCTGCCGATGATCGCCAGGATCTCGCCGACCATGATCGGCTGATTGAAGCGAGCCTTCCACACGTCGGGGGAGTTGATGATCCCGCGTTTCACCAGGATCTCGAAGCCCTCCTTCTGCCATGCGGGCGTTCCCTCCGGGTATCCGTCTCCCGGGTCTTTGTAGGCGAGGATCTGGTCGAGCAGCTTCACGACATTCGCGCCATATCCCGCGCCGGGCACAGCCCACCCGCGCCCCTGGGGATTGTCCGCCGCGCCCAGCCATTCCACATAGGGCGCGACGCCACGGACGACCAGGGAGAAGCGAGGATCGACGCACTCGTTCACCAGGGCCTCGGTGGAGGCATACGCCTTGAGGTGCTGGATCTGCGCCCGGACGCCGGTGCGCGGGTCGGGGAAGCTCGCCGCCTGTCCTGCGGCGTTCCCATTGAGGGCTCCGATCCCGGCATAGTTATTTTGAGACGGAAGGACGATCCCGCCGAACTTAAAATAGCCGGTTTCGTGGAGGCTCTGCGCGAAGGCCACGTCGCCCCGGACGCCCTCGGCCTCGCCCTCCTCGATGAACATGCGGGCCAGCTCCTCCACGGTGCAGCTCGGGAGCTGTGGGGAGGCGTTCTTGCTCAAGCAGAACGCGGCCATCTGCGACGCGGTGGCCTGGGCCTTGCCCATGATTGCTGTCTTCTCGGTTTCGGTGGAGCTCTCCATCCCGAAGAACTCCGCCAGGATGTCAGCCTCGGCGACGGCCAGCTTGTCCAGGTTGGCGTCCTCGGAGAGCCACTTCGTCGCCTTCGTGTTTGTGTGGAAGCTGTGCTCGATGAGCATGTAGTAGGGCGTCCCGACCGCCCGAGCACCACGGAGGACGCCGTAGTATTCGCCGCCGGAGCTGTTCTTCCGGGTGGCCGTCCGCCCGGCCTGGGTGGTTCCCATAAGCTCGCCGACCTTCTTCGCCAGCTTGAGGGCCAGGGTGTCGACGTTGTTCTTGTTGTCGTAGGCCCGGTAGACGACGGGGTAGTCGACGCTCTCCGTGCCGCAAGCGTTGGAGTGGAGAGAGATGAAGACGTCGCACCCCTTCGAGGCCGTTCCGCGTTCGTAGACGCCGAGGTCGGTGTCGATGCTCGCCCGCGTGGTGACGACCTGGAAGCCCCGGGCCTCGAGCTGGGCCTTGAGCTTGAGATGCAGCGCCCAAACCATCGCGCTTTCGTAGTAGGTCTTCACGACGGGGCTCTGGTTGTATTTGCTGCCGACATGCCCGGCGTCGAGACAAATCTTCTTACTCATGATCCTCACCTTCCTCCTCGTCGGCGTGGAAGATGGGCTCCCCGTCCGCTTCGTTGATCTCCGGCTCCTGCGCCGGTCTGGTGTTGATGTTGTCGTTCATGGTGTGTTGTTTACCTCCTTATAGTTTCCAAACGGGGAGAAAGACTTCGTCGGCAATCTCCCCGATTGTGTATTGTTTTCGGCCCTCCGCTTCCAGACGCCGGAAGAACTTGTCGAGCTCGATCGCGATCTTGAGGGCCTTGAAGACGCCGATCTGCTCCGGGGTGATCTTCGGCACTTCCGGGCCCGCCATAAACTCGACGGCCCGAAGAAGGCGAACCTCCGCGAGAATGGGGTCTCTCTTGAGGAACTCCTCCCACTCGGCCCAGGTTTCCCGGGCGAACTTCTTCCGGTTGAGGCGCGGCTTGTCCGGCGGAAGGACTCCTTCCGCTTGGAGCTCCTTCTTCATCTTCGCCCTCTCGGCCTTCTCGCGCTGTGTGAGGCGTTTCTTCTTCGTCGGCATACCGTTCCCCCCTTAACACGCAAGCGGCCCGCCTGGGGGCTGCTGCGCGGCCTTCTGCTGCTCTATGAGGGCCCGCGTGAACTCCGCCGTCTCCACCTGCTGCCGGAGATGCACGGCGGAGGCGAGCACCTGGGCCGTCGAGGTGAGCTCGGAGGCCGTGAGCTTGAGCAGCTCCTCGCGGTCTTCCTTGCTGGTGTGCTCTCCCAGGAAGCGCCGGGAGCGGACGATCTCGTTCACGGCCAGGGCGGCGGCGAGC